TTATATTGTGAAGCGAAACCCGACGCAACGAATGCTTGCAGTAACCGCCCCAGCGATCACCTGCGTCCGATAATAGGCAGTCAGTGATGTTTCTATCGGGATCCAGGCGCGACCGAAGTAAAAGACACCGCCAGCGCGTCCTGTTGCCGCCCTCGCGGTGTAGTATCCGCCAGCCGCCACCGTGCTGCCCTGATCAATCGGACTGACCCCGACAATGCCCTCGTCGCCGTCGCTCGTGAAATGCGCCAACGCATTAAGCCACCAATGCGTCGCGGCGTTGGCTGGCACAACTCCTGTAAGGTTAACTGTTGACCATGCCCCTGCACTGGCAGTAGTGGTGATGATATTAACTTCTGCCGCGATTTGCTCAATGGTGTTCCCGTTGATGGTGGACACCCATTGCACAATATTTCCAGACCCGTCCGTCCGAAAACCGCCGACAAATCGCCTCGTGGCATCTCCCGTTTTTTGCCAGTACCGATACGTCGAATTCCACACGCAAACAGTCGTGCTTTCCTCAAGCGCGGGCGTTCCTGCATTGCTATAAAGATAGATGTAATAAAAGGTGTTGGAAGACAAAGAAAGCGACGATCGCACGATCGGAGACGCCCATCCCGTAATCACACCATTGACATTTCTCCTCCCCGCCTCCACCTGATAGCCAGAGGCGCTATTCCACACAGGACGTGCGCCATGTTCCTCCACAACTCCATCTCGAATCGATCTCACCGAAGTCATCACACGGTTGCCTGAGCCTGTTTGCCCCACCACAACAAACAGGCTCAGTTCTGGAGACCAGCAGATGGAGCGCCATTGATTACTTGCCGCGCTGGTTCTGATCGTCCAATTGATCCCATCGGGCGACGTCATCACATTATCCGTTCCCACTGCGACGAATAAACCAAATTCCGGAGACCAACATACTGAATTCCAAGCAATAGACGCTGGGCTGGTTCTGATTGTCCAGTTGATCCCATCGGGCGACGTCATCACGCGATTGCTAGCACCCCCTGATTCTGCCACTGCGACGAACAGGCTCAATTCGGGAGACCAACATACTGAATTCCAGGAATTATCCGCCGCGCTGGTTCTGATCGTCCAATTGATCCCATCGGGTGACGTCATCACGCGGTCCCCCGTGCCAGAGCTTGCCACCGCCGCAAACAACCCAAGTTCCGCGGACCAACAGACCGAACGCCAATTATTATCTGCTGCACTGGTTCTGATCGTCCAATTGATCCCATCGGGTGACGTCATCACGCGATTGCCCGTACCTCCATTTGACACTGCGACGAACAGGCTTAATTCGGGAGACCAACATACTGAATTCCAGATATTATCTGCTGCGCTGGTTCTGATCGTCCAATTGATCCCATCGGGCGACGTCATCACGCGATTGCCCGTACCTGTTTGCGCCACTGCGACGAACAGGCTCAATTCGGGAGACCAGCAAACCGAGCGCCAGTTATTATTTGCTGCGCTGGTTCTAGTCGTCCAGTTGATCCCATCGGGTGACGTCATCACGCGATTGCCCGTACCTGACTCTGACACTGCGACAAATAGATCCAATTCGGGAGACCAGCATACTGAATACCAGGAATTATCCGCTGCGCTGGTGCGAGATACCCACTCCCGCACAAAAAATTCCCGCCCTGGCAATTTCACGCTGACCTTCAATGACGCCATCGTCGCCGTCGCTGTCAGCGTATCGCCCTTGATGATCACTCGCACAGTATCGCCAGACAACCAGGCATTTTGTATTTTTGCGATCTTTTGCTCGCCGCTGTCCAGCCAGCGTACAACCCGCCCTGCTGATAGTTTCCACAAATGGTTGCTCTCCCCGTTTTCGTCAGTAATTGTAAATTCTGTATTTGATGCGCGGACAGGCGTCCCTGGAACAGTTGCCCAGAAACTGCTTCCGCCTCCTCCCCCGCCAGTGCCTAAAGGACCGACCACATTTCCTGCATCGTCTTCATGAAACAACCCCCCTGGTTTGAAATACAGCTTCCACGTGTTCGCGCTTGGCGTTGGAGGATCTCCGCTCTGCTCATTCCACTCCGTCAAGCCCGATCTATGTAAATAATTTACGGTCACCGCCGAATATGATCCCGTGCCGTCGGGCACGATCAACCCAATTTCTCCATCCATGAGCGTCTGGATGATGGTCGCCTCATCGTTGCTCTTAATCGTCAATACATGGTCGGTGCCTGTATGGTTTTTGACCACGTAAGGGTGGTTATTAGGTCCCGTGGGAGGCAATTTTACAATCCGATCATCCCCATTGCAATCGAACACCTGCACGGCGGTGTCCGCATCGTTGAGCGTGTATGTGGTCACGGACAAAACTGTCGCGTTCGTGAATCCATGTCTGACGATGCTTCCCAGCAGGATGTTGTAATATTCTGCCAGTACCCAATTCTCGCTGTCCGTCACGCTGAAATCATTAAGTGTTGTCATTTTTCTTCCTCTTTTTTACGAAGTGGGACCTATCGCCATCCAGTTAAAATCAAGATTATTAGTCGTACTAGAGTCAAGTTCCACAAAAAGTGTGAAGGCGCTTGCTGATTCATTCCCGACATAAAATCGTTTTAGTCCGTTCGCTATAGGAATAGCTCGAGATGTAACCATAACAATGGGCACATTAGCAAACAATACTGGGAACGTGATTGTCACATTGCCTACCGCACTTGCTACAAAAGGCACCCTGCCTGCTCCAACTTGCAGTCTTGAGTTTTCTGGTATGTAGTTCGCGGTACCTTGGCTATTCCAAATTGTTGGGCTTCCACCCTGGCGATTGGCTACTATGAGTATTTCTTTCCAAGTCACTCCTAATGGCTGTGTAGAATCTGCCGTCAGTACCTTTCCATTGCTATCGACATTTAATACCCCCATTTCATCCACACCCGATCCAACGGGCAGTTGCCCCTTTGCGCTGAAAACATCGGGCACAGATGCCGCCATATTATCTCCCCAATAGGTGTTGATGAATATCTCGTCGATCCAGTCATTTGCCGCAACAGTGGGAACGGGGGTGTAACCAGTCATAGCTCATACTCCATAGATTGAATTTAACTCGTTCAGGCTTTCGATACTCTGGCTCGGATGCCAATTTCGTGGAAGTTCGGGGTATATGGGCTTCGCCAGCCGTGCCTTCTCGATATTGTTCTTTGCCAGGGGATGCTCGATGACGGGACGTCTCATCAACATTGCCTCGATCTCGTCTCGGGTCTTCCTTGGAGGGAACAATACAGGCCTCGCCATGCCGCTGTTCCCATTCCCGCAACGCGGGCAAAACATGATCGGTTCCTCTGGATCCGCATATACCGATTGGTTGCATTCGCATCTCGCCAGCCAGCGTCCAAAATCCACGTATGCCGCCAGCGGTGTCCCTCCAATCCGTCTGCCGTCCCAGAGAATCGTAAAATATCCCTTCTTACAATAGAGCCGCATGGTTTCCATGATCCAGTCTCGTACATTCGAATGTCCGTCGCGCCGTGCAATATCTGCCGCAGTAATGAATCTGCTCATGAGCCTCCAAATCTAAAATGGAACCCGCATCGGGATTTGGCTGGGAACGACCCAATAATCGCCCGACTCCTCGACTGGTTCCAGCATTACATCGGTTCTTGTCACCATTCCTGCCGCGTCCGACCATTGATGCTCCAAATAATAGACCTTGAATATGCCGCTGATCCCCCTGCTTGCAATATCCACATCCACTTGCACTCCCAGGTCGAGTGCAAATTGTTTCTCTGGATTGTTGCGCATTTGAAAACCGATGTGTTTTCGGGGGAATGCCAGTTTATCCTTCAGATGTCTGGCGATTGCCCTCGCGGCATGGATGTTTCCAATCCACTCGTAATCAATATCGAGGGAACGGATTTGATAGATGTTTTGGCTGGCGGAATCATTGAACTCGCTCGTTTCACGATTGGTCGTCAACGCATCGCCGCGCAATCTGTTCAAAGTCAAATATCCCGCCAGGCTGCCACTATGCTTTATCGACATTTTCGCGGCTGTCGAGAATGGATAGGCGCTTACCTCAAAATCTGACGTAATATCCACTCCTGTGCCGTCCGCGTTTGTATTGGCGAGATAATCAACCCCTGCCACGGGCTGGACAATATTGGTTCCCAAAACGTCTTCTCCATTGAATGTATAGTTTGCAAAAATATCATCCCGCTTCTCTCCTGGTGTCAGGCGGATGCTTTCGATTGCCCTCCACAGTTCAACAGTGGGCTGGATCTCCCTCTGTTTCGCCGTAACGCGGATTGAATTCCGCACCACGTCCCACGGCTCGATCACTTTTAACGATCCCAGGAACACATCCTCGTCCGAGATCGTGAATGCGCTGGTGTGTATGTGATGCCTGTTGTGAAATGTGAGCTTTCCATCAGCCGCAATGAACAGCTTCCCCATTTCTGAAAATGCCAGATCATGCAGTGCGCTTGCTGCGCTCTTCCTGTCAGCAAACCAGTACCGACGCAGGTCCACGCCTCGATCCAACTCTCGCCCCCAAAGATTTGTCCATCCAATGGTATCCAGCAGGAAATTCATCGCCTCATCGCCGTGGATATTTTCCTGCAATTTGATATTTACCCGATTATTCTGATCCCTCAATGTGTTCCAGCCGTCTTCGCCGATCAGTTGTACCCGTCGTATTCCCCTCCCCTCATCGATGACGGGCTCGTTTAGTTTTCCCGCAATAAGCGGCATAAACTGATCGCCTGGTGTATGAACCTTCAACCGAAAGTATTTGCCTGCGCCGATGTTCGTATTTACAAATGGATCATATTTATTGTTGACATCAAGCAGAGTCACGACCATCTTGCCTGTTTCGTCCTCCTCGAAGCCGTCTCCATTCGGGCGTATCACATAACGCTTTCCGCGCCGCACGCGCAGGCTGTTCATCAGCAATCCGTCATTTTGTCCATCGAAGAAAAGGTCGTTATCCCAATCCACCTCCAATGCGAACAGCGGACGTTTGATTTCGCCCGCGCCAAATTGGAATTCGCCGAATTTCTTCTCGCCGAACAGACCGAATGTCATTTATGCTTCTCCCTGTTCCTGATCTCGTCCGCGATCATCGGTGCCAGCACAAATCTTGCCTCATTCTCATCCGCGGTGCTGATCAATGGGTGATAGTCCACTGTAACGATCAAAGGTTGCTGTGACCCACCTTTTGCCGCCGAGGCAGGCATTTTTGGCAGGGGGCTGTCCCATCCAGGATAATATTTCGCCCCAGTATCGTTGCCGAATGTTTGTTCCGCCATACTCGACATGGTGTCCATGATATGTTGCAGGTTCGGCATCATGGTTTCCCACCCTTCCATAACCCCTAATGCGCCTCCCTGTCCGATCGGCACGCCAACCTCCACGCGTGGACGGCGGGCGGGCGAACTAATGCCAAAGAATCCCTTGAACGCATCCATTACAGCGCCGCCCACATTTTTCACTATTCCGATCAGCATGGGGATTGCACCTAACATTCCCGTGCCGATCCCTTTTAGGATGTTCAAGCCGACTTCGCCCCAATTGATCGTTTTGAAATATTCAATGATATTTTTGACCAGCGCGGAAACAGCAGTCTTGATATTTTCCCAGGCGGTGGAAACGATTGTTTTCATCATATTCCATGCGTTGTCCCACATCTCCCGTAGGATCTCGCCAAACCTCCTCCAATCGCCGCTGAATGCGGCTTTGAACAATTCCCCAATTAATTTGATTTGCTTAAGTCCCGCCTCGAAATACAACGCAATCGTGGACATCGTCCTCTCCCAGATCTCGCTCACCGCCCCCAGCTTGCCGCTCGTCAGGTCCTGTACAAACTGCATCCCCCCAGCGATCAACCCCTTCACAAAATCAATTGCAATCTGGGTCTTCTCCTGAATACCTCCCCAATTATTCGTCCATGCCTGGTAAAGCAAATATCCAACCGCGATCAACGCCGCGATCACTGCCACCACGATCAACACAGGCGCCGAAATCGCGCCGATCACCCCGATCACCGCCCCTACTGCCGTGATCAATGTCCCCAACACCATCAACAGCGGCCCCACTGCCGCTACCACCACGCCGATGATCACCACCCACTTCTGCTGTTCAGGCGTCAATGCCTGGAACTTCGTAATCAACCCGCTCACCCACGACACAAGCTGTATCGCATAAGGCAGCAACTGCGCCCCCAATGCCGCCGCCGCATCGATATACTGCGCCTTCAATATCCTTTGTGAATTCGCCAACCCATCTGACGTTCTGGCAAAATCGCCGTGCGCAGTCCCCGTCTGCTCCATGATCAAGGCATATCTCGCCTGCACTTTTGCCGCATCGCTGATTTCTCCCGAAACACCTGCTGTTGCCTCTTCCAGTTTCGCCTCGATCTCCGCCAACTTCTGCGCCGCGCTCCGCGCTTCAAGGCTTTCCTCGCCGTATTTCTCCACCGCCAGGTTGTATGCCAGCTGCACCTTCTCCGCATCCAGCATCAACCCATTCAATTTCAGCATGTCAACGTTGCTTTCCACCAGACCCATTTCCATCGCCTTCAGCGCCACCGCCGCCTCGTTGATGTTCACGCCGAATTTACGCATCGGCATTGACATTCCCACCAGTCCCGATTGCATTGCGTCCAGCACCTCTTGTGGGCTGGCATTGTTGAATGACGCCAGGTCGCTCGCCAACTGCACCAGATTGGTGCTCATATCTGCTGATTCTCTGTTTCCCACCCCCATCGTCACGAATAGGTTTCCGTATGTCGCCGCCGCCGCAAGTGCCTGTTCCTGTGATTGCCCCATCGCAACCGCCGCGTTCTCTCCCCATTTCAGCACATCATCACCCATGTCCCCGAACACCACGCTTACCTTGTTTTTCGTTTCATCCAGATCGCTCGCATAATTGATTGCTGCCACACCAGCCGCAAGCAAAGGCAACGTCAAAAATGTGGTCGCCTTTTGCCCCACATTCGTAACATTTTCCCCCATCGCCATCATATTTTTTGACACGCTTTGAGACCAGGTCTGGGTTGTCTTTTCAGCCTGTCCCATGGTTTCTTGAAACCCCTTGGAATCCGCGATCAATTTAACTGCCAGCGTCGCAATCGTTGTCATTCAATTTCCTCTGGGTGAGCCGCCCCCTCCCCCAAATTCAGCGCTTTCCTGAATTTGGGGGAGGCTGGGAGGGGGTCAACGCCCCAAACGCCCCAAACGCCGCCTCCACCTTCCGCCACACACGCTCATGCTCAGGAATAACCTCCTGAACCTCCATCTCATCCAAAGCCGCCTCGAAATCGGGCATGAACACTTTTGGATCGGTCACAGGATCGCTGTCTTTAGTCCGCGTCATCACGTTCGTGATCTGCGCCGCCAACATCGCCATGCGCAAGTCCCGCCGCCACTCCCCAAACGGCTGGATGCGGTAAAACGCCATCCACTCCGCAAACTCGCGGCTGCTCATGGCTCTCTGCCACTCAGCCACCGTCCGCCCGCCCAAAGCCAGGGCTAACTCGAACCAGAATCTTCGCTCTGGGCGGTCTCGGAGTTTTTTGTCAGTTCATCCACATCCTCTTCCGTGATGCCGCTCAACCTCTGCGCCACCTCATACACGCGGTTCAACGCCGCCGCGCTCTTCCTCGCCAATTGCGGGATGTCCTCTTCCGAGAATATGCGCGTGCCATTTTCGTCGATCATGCAGCGTGCGCAAACCTTCGCACGCAGGTTCTCAAGATTGACGCTGGCTTTCTTCCCCTTCCCTCTGATCATGCTCGCCTCGAGGTTGTCTCGTTCCGTGCCAGTCAAACCCTGCACCAACACTTTGCCGCCCCACTCGGGAACGATGACTTCCTCGCGCTGAATATCGTCTGCCGCCAAAATTGCGTCACGGCTCAAAAATTGATTACTCATCCTAATTCTCCAATCTCCATCTCCCCTCCCCAAATATCCCGCCAGGGTATTTGGGGAGGGGTCGGGGGAGGGGCTAAATCTTCTCAACCTTCCCGCTGATCTTCAACTTCACATCTGCCCGCAGGACGCCCTTCACAGGCGCCTTCGCCTTGAAGCCTGTCACCAGCGCCGCGAACTTATACCCATTCCCGCCAGGGTCTGGATACACCAGTTGGAAGTTCCGCTTCACGCGATTGAGCATGTCCGCCTGCAATCCCGTGTCCAGGTTATGCGTCGCTTCGGTGGGCAGGTAATTGATTTGGAACGATACCTCCCCGCCGTTCAAGATCGTGCCTGCAAATTCCGACCAGCCGTCGCCGCTGTGGTTCGTGATGTCCTCCGTATCCAGGCTCAGATCAGGACCGTCAAGATCGCCCACATTCACGATCGTCGCAAACGTTTCAGGCGTCCCCCCGTCGCCGATTTTCAAAAATGTCCCAAAGGACGTAACCGAATCTGTCATCGTTCATCTCCTTTTATCTCCCCTCTCCCTCAGGGAGAGGGGTCGGGGGTGAGGGTCATATCTTACAACTTCAACACGGCAAACTTGATCGCCGTATTATTCGCTTCCAGGCGGCACCTTCCGTCGCTCTGCATCCAGCCCTTCTTGTTCGTGAACTTGAATGCCGCGATCTCACCCGCCCCCAACGAGTAAGCCGAAATATCGCCCACTCTCTTCAGGTCGTCCGCCACCGAATTCAGCGTGAAGGTATATGCGCTCGCCCCTGTGTTCCACACCAACAGCACATCATTCCCGCTCATCACGAACTCCTCCTTGTTCGTGGTATCCGCCGCGGTGAACACCACATCCAGCGAATCCGCTGTAGGCGGCAATGCGGGATACGGTCCCACAACAAACGTTCTTGTCAAATTAACTCGTGCCATGTCAATTCTCCTTTATCGTAAATTTCTTCCGCTCAGTACCCTGGGCGTCCACGGTGGATTCGACCTCCACCAACTCAACCTCGAACAACTCTTCCCCATCTTCATCCCCCCTCCCCGCTTGTTGGGGAGCGGTTGGGCGCTGCACTGAGCTTGTCGAAGTGGGAGGGGTCGGGGTTGACGCCGCATCAGCATCCATTGACCGAGCCGCGTGTCCCTCGACATGCTCTCCGATCTCATCCACCTTCAGCGTATCCCAGCCGCAAACCTTGCATACGTACAACGGCATCCCCTTCCAATGCTTCACCTCGTACTGCTCAATGCCAACCGCCAAACCGTCACTGTCAACTGCCTTCTTCGCCATCATGCCTCCTTATGCCAGATCTCCACATCCACGCTCACCCAATGTCTGCGCGTTTCTGGGTCATAGTTATCGCGCGCATTTTCCGAAAAACCTGCTTCGCAAGTCAACGCCCCCAGCGGACCCTTGTAACCGTCCAGCAAGGCAAGCAATTCCCGCGCCAGCGAAACCGCCCCCAGGTAACCGTCATGCGTCTCCGTGTCCAGATCAAAACAATCGAACTGATAGCGCGGATGCCGCAGACTGCTCCGCCCGCTGTGCGTATGCTCGGGCGGATCCGTGATCTGCAAATAGCGCACCGCTGGAAACGTCGGCGTCTGCGGCAATCGGTTCGGATAGATCCGAGTTCCTGCGCTCGTCGCATTGTTCAGGTACGAAAACAACTCTTCTGCAAACATGGCTACTCGCTCGCCGCCTTCATCACTAAATTGAGGTAAACATCCCGCATCTCGTTGATCGCCAGCGGCTTCTTCTCGTCATATGCGGGGCGCAGGTACGGTCTCGCGGGGATCTCCACGCTGGTCTTCAGCACATACTGCACCGCATTGCCTCCATCCACCAGCACCAGGCTTCCACCGTTCGTCTTCCGTAATTTCAGGTCGTTATGCCGCAACGGACTGCCCTTGTATGTACCGACGGGCACGGCAAGATACTTCCTCGTCTTCGGCTTGATCACGCCGCCGAACTCATGGATCGCCGCATACACCAGGTTCGTCCCGATCTCCGAGACCGCGCGGTCTTTGCTCTGCTCCACCACCTCCGTATGGAGTGATCGGCTCAACTGGCGCGACTCCATCAGCCCCTGATCCTTGATATTGTCCTTCGCGCCGTTCAAGATCGGAAGTGATCCAGCGCGCGCCACTGCTCCCAATGTCGCGCCCTGCACCGCCTCGCTCATCGAGCGAAACTTCCGCAGCAACTCCTCTTCACCGATCACAACATCATCTGCCATATCAACTCCATCCCCTCCTTGTCCATCCCCCCTCCCCAAATATCCCGTCAGGGTATTTGGGGAGGGGTCGGGGGAGGGGTGAGGGCTGGGGTCACTTTACAACCCTGCACTCCAAATGCGTTACCAATCCATCTGCATCTTCAGCGGGCAACAAAATGTCATATTCCTGTCCGTCTACTTCCGCAACCCAATCGCTTGCCAGGTCGTCGAACTGCCCTGCCAGCAGGATCACGTGCGTCGTATCGGAATATACATAAGCCGTCGTCCTGCGTTCCCCGCCAGTCGCTGGTGCCACACGGCACGGAATCGCCTCATAACCACTGCGCACCTCATGGGTCACCTTCTCGTTTCCCGTTGTGCTTTGCGTTTTCACGGGCATTTTCAATGCGCACGTCTGTGGAAAATGGTTCTTTTCCAACTCGCGCAACAGCCGTGTATGGAACAACTTGCTCACGTCTGCCTCGCAAACTGCTTCAAAAGACGTTCGCGGGCTGTGAACTCATCGTTCACCATCTCGGCGTAATCGAAGAGATTCCCGTCAGCCGCATCCGAAGCGTCCGCCTCGTCCCTCAGCCTCTGGGCGTGTTCCCGCAGCGCCCGCGCCACTGCCGCGCCATCCGTACTGATGTCCAGCGTCCGCACCACCTTGAGTACCAATGCCTGGTCGCTCGCAATTGAATCCAGTGCCGCCGCCGCGCCGCGTTTGACGCTGTCCTCGTTCATGCTCAGGAATGCCCCAATCTCCTCGTCCGAGAACATCGCCTCAGCTTCGACCTTGTCTCCGATGATCAGCCGCACCCGACCAATGTCGTCGCTGGCAGGGTTGTAAGTGAACGCCATTTCTGAAATCTCCGTTTACTACTCCCCTCCCCAAATATCCCGCCAGGGTATTTGGGGAGGGGTCGGGGGAGGGGTCGGGGGAGGGGGTCTTACGACCCGCTGCCATTGCTTGCAATCGTCATCTTCGGGTCCATGCGCGAACCGCCAAAAATATGACGCACCTTGTACTCGCGGGCGTCCGTCTCGAAATCCCATTCGTCCACGCCGCCGCCGCCCACGCGCACCGCGTTCGGCTGCTTCATGAACAACTGCGGTTCTTCGTATCCGCGCAGGAAGCCCACCTCCAGCGCGGGACGCCCGTTGCTCGGATTGGCGAAGAAGAACCATGACGTATGACCGTTCGCCGTGCTTGCGATGATCGGGATGTACGGGTTCACGTTCACACGGAAGCGCGTCTTCATCCAGTTCGTGGCGACCAGCTTCGTGTTGCTCGTTCCGCCTTTTTCAGCCAGTTCGATCTGCAGCGCGTTGATGATGTTCAGCGCGGTCGGTTCCAGTGCGGGCGGCACTACTAGCTCGATCATCTCGATGAAGATCGGCTCGCCGTTCTCGTCGGTCAACTTGCTCCACGTTTCCATCGCAGTCTGCAGGGCGTTCAGCGAAAGTACGGGATTGCCAGTCATCTGGTTCACCCCGCCCGTGTAAAGCGATGAGTGCGGACCGCTCGCGCCGACGAACAACTGCGTCACGAACTTCAATTCGCTTCGGCGCGCGGCGCGTCCCAGACGTTGCGGCGCGTCAGCCAGGGCGTCCAGGTCGTCGTTGATGAAGGTCTCGAACGAAAACGGCAGCTTGCGCCCGTGTTTCTTCACAACATAGGTGTACGGCGCATTCTCGTTGATTTTCGATGCGGGATAGCGCTGCTTTTCCTTCACCTCGGACAGCACATCGTCCGCGCCGTAGGTCGAGAAACGCTTCACCTCGCGGAAATCGCGCACTGTTGCCCGCTTCGCATAATTCGCCCAATCCGCGGGATACTCCTGGTACGCCGCCAGCAACTGGCGGTCCAGCACATCCCCGAACAGATACGGGAAATCGCTCGTGGTCATCGCCTCCTGCAGGCGGTATGAAGGCGTCCGTCCCCGCAGCACATTGCTGATCAGCGTCGCGGCTTCCGCCAGGCGCTTCTTGTAATCGGGGCTTCTGCGCATTTTGAAACTGCGCACGCCCATCCCCTCACCGCTTAACAACCTCTCCGTGCTGGCTTCCTCCGCGCGGACGGTTTCAAGTAATTCAAGGAATTCCATGTTTTTATCTCCTTATGTCATTCTGAGCGTAGCGAAGAATCTCTACGCCAGCGCCTTGATGACCTCGATGGTCGCCGTTGCGCCGCTCGATACCGTCCCCTTGGCAAAGCCAAAGAAACGACCCGTCGCCTTCTTCGAAACGGGCGGGCTGTCCGCGTCCACGTAATACAGCTTGTCGCCCAAGGCGACTGCCGAGTTCCCGCTTCCGTCCACACCCCTCACCGAAATGTCCCAAACGTTCCCAGGTGTGAAATCCACGCTGGTCACCCCGTCGCTCTGCTCGTTAATCAACGCGACGCCAGTTGCCTCGCCAAAGCGGACAGGGTCTCCCGAAGCGGGCGTAGCTGGGTGCGAACACACCACCGCCAGCCCATTCGCTTCACCGTACTTCAAATTCTTTGCCATAGTTCACCTCTTGTCTTTTGCTCCCTCCCTTTCCACTACACCCCCCTCTCCTTTAGGAGAGGGGCTGGGGGTGAGGTGGGCAGGGAAAAGGGTTATTCACCGACCACTCGCCGCCAGCTTCGCGCCGCTCTCGCTCAAACCAAGCCCCGCGAACGCCTTTTCCAACTGCACATCCACATCGGCTTCGTCGAACTCGGTGGCTTCCGTACCCGAACTGCCCAGCCCGCGGACCTTCCCCAAGCCCGCCGCTTTCGTCAGGTATTCCACCTCAGCCTGCACCGCTTCCGCGATCTTGGCTTCGAATGCCTCCCCGTCCAACGCGCCTTCCTTCATGGGCGCGCCCTTCGGCAGGCTCTCCAGCAGACGCGCCTTCGTCGCCTCGGGCAGATCGAACTTGACGAGCACACGGCTCACCATGTCTTTCGCGTCCCGCAGTGTCAGCGCCTCGCTCAGCCTGGCATTCTTCTCCTTTTCCGCGTCCAGATCGGTCTTGAGCGCGGAAACGGACTCCTGCAAGTCGTTCAAAACTTTCTCGTCCATACGTTTCTCCTTTACAAATTTATTTTCCACGCTCTTGGACGTGGTTTTCTTATCGGCATCTCCCCCCTTTGCCCTTGGGGAAGAGGGCTGGGGGTATGCCGCCTCGAACAACGAAATGATCTGACCGCCCGCCCCTGGAGCGGTCACAAAATCCACACTCTTCCGCTTCGTCAATTCCTGGATGATCGGACCCTCGCGGTTCTCGATCTTTCCCTGCGTCGCCTTGCCATACGCGCGGATGCTCACCCCGATGTGCGGCGCAAGATCGTCCACCGCACGCTTGTAATTCTCGAACACCTTCGCATCTGCGTACAATCCCGCTCCAGCGGGACCGTTGGACTGATACCGCGCATCCGTCACCAACTCCGCTGCCAGCGCATTCAAATCCCCTTCGGGGCGCTCCGCTTCCTCGCTGGGCGTCTGGTGATTCCAATACATCTTGGTGCCGCGCGTGAAAATCTTCGGACCATCTCGCTCGAGCACCTCAGCAGGGTAATAACCGCTCGATCCCCACCCAGGCTGGATGATCTTGATCGGGATCGTCCCATCCCGCCGCACAGCCGTCTCGATCAGCGGCACAAACATCGCCCCATCCCCCGACTCCACCAACTCCACACCCCCCTCTCCATCACGCAGTGATGGGGAGGGGCTGGGGGAGGGGTTTCCCTCACTCACACTCTGTCCGTCATCCTTCGGCGCATCCTCCCACGGACTGCGCTCGAACAACTGCGGCGCATTCTCTGTCAGGAATCCATGATATGAATCCAACGCCGCCCCGATCGCGCCGCTCAATATCTTCCTCTCATCGCGCGTCACATAACCATGCCCGAACATATCATCAGCCATGTTCGTCAGCGACAGGTGCAGGCGGCTTTCCAGCCACTCCGCCGTATTCGCCCGCTCCATCAATGGCAGGTCATCCCCGCCCCGCCCGCGGAACAATTCAAGGAATTTTTGCAATTTATTTTTCTTCATATTTTCTCCTTCTTCCTCTGATACCGACACTCACACCTGCACCCAGGGAACCGCAGCGGACGCAAATGTCCGCTCGGAAACGCCGCATCCAACCCGATCCAGCCTGCCTCCTCATTCTCTCGGCACCCGTCGCTTACCTTGTCATCCCCCACCGTATTCCACGACTTCTCCATCGCCAGACCAGCCGCCTCCAGATCCTTCGCCACAATGCGGTTGCCTTCCTCATACGCATTGCCCAGTTCCGTCACCGCGATCAACCTCGCCCGATACTCCGAAATATCATCGAAGCGTTCCAGGATCGCTTCCATCGTCTTTTTGTACGACCAGCCCTCCTCCGCCGCCTGGTTCAACAAGGTCTGCAACAACTCCCTTGTCGTCTCATTGACGCCCGTCACCAAGTCTGCGCCATAATCGCGCAGGTAATCCTCCGCGCGCGGATTCTTCAAATCAAAATTGATCTTCAGTCCCAGTTCGGCGATCATCGCAATCCCGCCCAACTCCAGCGCCTTCTCGATTGCCTCGTCAATTGGCAGCGAAAACAACTTCGCCGTCTCCAAAACAATCTGCGCCCAAATCGCATTGAACTCGCTTGGTGGCAGCGCCTCCTCGAACTTCATATTGAGCCAGGCGTCATGCATCTTCCACGGATCTTCGCTCTCCGAGAAGAACCGCCGCACCTGCCGAAACTTCGACGCCAGCGCGCTTGCCTGCGAACGGAACGCCTTCCGCAGTTTCATCTCCAGCGGACGGATCAGCCTCTCCATCTTCCTCCGCTGGTTCCCCCGCCGCAGCGCCTCCTCGAACGCATCGTGGGCGGAAACGACATTACGCAGGTTCGTGTCCATTGACTCCTGCCTTCTTGTACTGTTGGATCGCCTCCGCCAGCTTCCGCGCCGCCTCCTTCGTCCGATCGTCGCTCGCAGAACCCAGCCCGCTCGTCACGCTGCTTGTCCCATCGGGGAACAACAGCGCCATAATTTCATCCACATCATCCTCGCCCATCGCGTTCAAGATCAACCGTGTCGCAAGTTCTTCGTCCAACAGCATCAACTGCTGCCCGTTCAGCGTCAGCGCGGTAACCACCGCCTGCACCGCCGCCTGGACATCCTTCTCGAGGATCGGCGGAAAATCGATGTCAAGATACGTATTCACCCTAGTATTCCAAACGATCTTCTCTTCCTTCTCGCCCTCGTCCTCGATGATCTCCACATGCCCAAGTTTCTTCACATCAGAGTTGTACTTCACCGCCTGCAACATCACATACTCGAAGATCTGCTTCAACACATCCGTCCAGAACGTCTGCCCCTCCTTCATCCCCAATTCCGTCGGACGGTCCATCGTCTTTGCCGTGGCAAACGTCCCCACCGAAACGTCCCCAAAATACGTCTCAGGCAGTCCCAGCCCAGCCGCCGCCATCAACAGGAAACGCCGCCCATCGTCTGCAGAGATCGCCGCTCCGCGCAACTGCATCGGTTGCAGGTCCGTTCCTTCACCCAAAAACGCCATCGCGCCCGTCACAGGCGGCGGGTTCGTCTCATCGCCCATTCCGCCGCCAGCCGCCAGTGTCGTTGCCATCTTCGCACGCTCTGCCGCGATTGCCTTCTTCCCGCCCTTCGTGATCCGCTTCCAGGCAAATCGGCTGTACGCCCGCATCAGCGAAGCCACATCCTCCAAAAATTCCTTGTATGCCCGCGCCCAGTCAATCGCTGCATACACCTGGCTCACCCCGAACTTCCATCCGCTCATCCCGCCCGCCCGCGCATGGAACACAGGCGCATCCCACTCGATCTCCATCCCCCCGATCCTCGCAAGCCTCTTCACGGGCTTGTATCGCCAATCGGGATAGCAGGCTGTCCTGTTGCGCGTAATGCGCCGCCCGCGTGAGTCAATGCCCTTCTCAGTCCATTGTCGGACGTAAAACCACGGCGTCTTCGCATCCTCGGGGTCGCTGATGATCTCCGTGATCTCATCGAATGGCAGCGTCCTCACCCTTACTCTGCCGTCTGTTGGTCGCGTGAAAAATACGAAGAAAATATTCCCGTCAACCTCAATGTCCACCTGCTTCAACATCTGCGCCTGGTGGCTCGTCAACTCCGCGCGGTTCTTGGGATCGTCCCAAAACGCCTGCAGGACTTTGTTCAACGTACCGTTGCTGTACTTGATATTGATCCCCTGCGCCCAGATATACAACGCTTTCACCATCACGCCGCGTTTGATGATCGGATTCTTGATGAACATCACCCGCGCCAGGTCGGTGATCTTCCTCAAACCGCCTCGGCTGAACTCATGCTCACCATCCAACATCAACCGCATCCAGTTCGCATCTTCCAGGGCAAGCTCCAGCTCCGCCAGTCGCTCGCTCAAAACCTCCGTGTTGAAACTGCTCTGACGCACTTCCTGCATCAAAGCCTCATTCAACTCCATCAACTGCGTTTTCGTCACTCGTCCAGCCATAACATTCCTAGTCTCTCCCCTCCCCATTACTTCGTAATGGAGAGGGGTCGGGTGGAGGGGTCACACGGGGCTTATACTCACCCTCTCCTCGTAGACAAACTCGTTCTCATCATCCTGCTCAAGTTCTTTTATCGCTTCGACAATCCCCCGCAGTTTGTTGAAGCCAGTGCTGCTGCCGTCCACCTGGTCTTTGAAGCGCGCCTTCGGGAAAGCCGCCAACTCGTCCAGGTACTCGTCGATCCAACCGCCGCTTACAAGGCGCACCCGTCCTGCCTGTGCCTTCGAAGCGAACGGTCCCGCATTTGTTTCCTTATCGCCAGTAACCTGCTCGAAAAAGCCATACAGACCGTGATCGGCAAGGTTAGCATTCGTCGCTCTGGCGCTGTCCAACCCTGCGCTGCCAGGGTCTTGCGGATGCACAATCATGTGCGCGCCGTAGGTCTTGTAATCCTCGACCCCCAGTTCGATCATCTTCGCCTCGCGCTCCGCCGAAGACACCTGATCCTTCCACACATGCTCGATGTAAATGTAATCATCCCGCCCCCACGAAATGACCACCCGCGAAGACCTCGCCCCGCCGCCAGCCGTTGCCGCCTTGTCCCACGCGCTCAAGCGTGCGTATACATTATTGCCAGGCCCGCTCGGTACTTCCACGAACCAATCCCGCTTGAACATCGTGCCCTCGCGCGAATAAGGCGCTTGCTGGTAAAGCGACTCGAAGTCATACAGCCCAAGGTCCGCACGGGTTGACTTCAAAAAACCTTCGTCGTACCACGACGGGCACAACGCCTCTCCCGCTTTCCGCGCCAGCGGGTCGCTCAAAGGCAGGAAAACACCCTCGCGCATCCTCTTTCGCTGTTCCGCTTCTGTTGCAGGGTATTTTTCCAACGCCAGCCCAGGCATACAAACGATCTGCCACTGGCTTGCCAGCGGGTCGCTCACCATCCTCTGCATCAGCCTGCCCGCCAGGTCGTCTAGATGCCAGCGCGTGTGGAAGATCACCACAGCTGCATTAGGACGCAGGCGCGTGCGAGCCGCGCTCTTGAACCAATCATCCACCAACTCGCGCCGCGATTCGCTCTCGGCTTCTTCGCGGTTCTTGAATGGATCATCGATGATGAATAGATGCGCAGGCAGGCCTGTAATACCGCCGCCCACGCCAGCCGCTTTCACACCGCCCCGATACGGTCTCGCCAGATCCCAATTCTCGGTCGAGCGCGAATCACTGCTCAATTCGACGGGCATGATCTTGTCGCTTTTCGTGCCGAAGATCGCCTGATATTCTGGGGCGACGATCTGGTCGCGGATGAATCGGCTGTGGCGGGTTGCCAGGCTGTCGCCGTATGAGGTTAAGATTACGTGACTGTCTGGCAGAATACCCAATAACCACGCGGGGAAATTGCGGCTGGCAATCTGGCTTTTCCCGTGTTGCGGAGGCATGAAGATCATCAGGCGTCCGATGCCTCGCTTCCCGCCGCTTGCAATATACAGTGCCACTTCCTGCAATTTCGCAGCCAACAGCCGCACATGCGGCGGCGTTTCATAACGCGGATCTACATACTGGCAATACGCCAGAAAATTACGCCGCGCCGCCTTGCGCAGTCGCTTTTCTTCAGCGGCATCGCGTGGAGTGATCGTGATGTTCGAAACCGCAGGCAGCATCACTCCGTCTCACTTTCCCCACTCTCCAAACCTGTCCTGAGCGTAAGTGAAGGATCATTTGGGGAGGGGTCGGGGGTGGGGTAAAACATCCCCGCCAGTTCCTCAGCGCCTTGTGCCAGATCGTCCAGCGTGGATTCATCCAACTCATGCGCGCCGCCGTCCGCCTTGCGTTTCAACACCGCCGCAACCTGGTTCAGCGGCACGTAATCGCCAGTCATCTCCATGTACAACTTCAAATGGTTGAAAAACTTGTAATCCTCGCCAGACTTTTTCATGCCGTTGATCAAATTCATAAATGAGTCCGCTCGATGCTCCCACAACTCAAGCGTCTGCATTACGCCAATCATCCCTTCGATGGCGGGGTTCTTCTTCTTCCACAAACTGATTGCGCGGTCGCTCGATAGGCTGAGATATTTTGTAGCCAAATCCTCTTGTGTTCTCGGTTCCCGCCCTTCCAGCGGAGTGGACGCCCACGCGATGTAACACGCCTGTCGCCACGTCCAACCGCTCTCGACCAGCATTTCAAACCGCCCGAACCATGCGGGCGCATCTGGCTTGCCCTTCAACGCAAAAAAAGCGGAACGTCCCGCTTCCGAAATCAAGCGTGCCTGGTCTTGCGGAATATTCTCCAGTTCCACCTCTGGCAGGTCCAATGCCAGGGCAAGCTGGGTATATTCTTCGGATAACTTGAAACTTAAAGGTCTTGCTAACGGCATAATTTACTCCGTGTTCACGGGTACAAAATCTGCCAAAGGCGGATGAAAACGTCGCCTACGATCAGCGGGACTAGGATCCACAACAGACGGTATCCGACCAGGTACGTGCGCCACATCACGTTAACCTTGCCCAAGTCGTCGTGATACGCTCGCATGAACATCACGAACAATCGCTGCGTTTCCAAAACCATACGGCTCTCTTTTGAAAGGGACTTATTCGCCAGCATCGCGTCAATGGATTTGCTGTACTGATCCAGCAAAGCCTCTTCCACTTTCCTTCCAGACGTAGTGGTCTCTCCGCTCATAAAATCGCCGCCTACTAGGGCTTCGGTCCGCTGTATCCCTGACTGCGCAGATACTGATCTACCGCCGCCATCCATGTATACACGTTCGACGGAATTGCGGCTGTAGGAACTCCTGACGTGGGCGGATGCAATGGAGAACTGATTGTGCTCGTCTGCTCACGTGCGTAGATGATGTTTCCGATGGCAAGACACGCATATTCCTGCACGCGTTCATCGCCGCGGCTCACCCGCGCCCACACCTGGTTCCCTTGCGCGAACACATCCATTGCCCTGAAACCCTCGCCGTTCGACATGACCCGCATGATCGTGCCAGTCTTCGTATCGGGTTTCGAGCGGACATTCAGTCCGCTCTTATTCACCACTACAAACACACGCTCTGTCATGCTATCCCCCTGGCGTATGTTGGAAGCTCTTCAACGTGTCCTTCAGTCCAAAGCTGGCGAGGATGGTCACGATCAAGGTCAATGCAACCGCCACCGAAGGCTGCGCGGCTTCAGGGATCGCCGAAAGCAATGCGTTGAAAAAGAAAATGACGCTCATCGCAATCGAAGCCGTAAGCGCCGAACCCCAGCCGCTGATGTCCTTTCCGACCAAATGCGAGATCGACTTCAGCCCTTGCGTCACCAATAGACCGATCACGATCACGATCAGGTTCTCAATTTCCACAGGCAGGGTAACGCCGCCTTCCTCCGCAGGCACAACATCCTGTGCCACAGGCGCGGCAAGCGCGGGGCTGGCAAAAACGAACGCCACCCCAATAACCAGAACAACCGAAACAAACAACTTTTTCATCCTGTATCTCCTTTTTTCTTCCCTCTCCATCTCTCTCCCCTCCCCAAATGCCGCTCTTGCTCTTTGGCATTTGGGGAGGGATCGGAGGAGGGGGTGGATTCTCCGCTCAGGGAAACAAAAAGCGCCCGCGTGACAAATCGTCACGCAGGCGCTCTACCTGCAATCTTGACCTCGCCTGCCTTCGGCCCTCCCACTCTGGGTGGGATCGGGGGGTAGGGCTATGGTCAGCGGAGATATTCAGTTACATCAAAATTTTAACAAATGTTCTACAAAAGTCAAGTCTTTAATTAAAACGCAAGCGGACGGCCTGAGGGGGGCAGGTCGCCCGCTTGCAAAGTGAATTATACGCAAGTGAGTCCGTTTGTCAATATGTTCGCCGCAAGGTTTCAGAGATCCATCCTTGCGGCGCCATCTCATACCCATGCCAATCCAGCCAGACATGGACAATCGACGCCGCCAGCCTCGGAAACCGTCGCACGATGAAAGTCGCTATCAGATACATGCATCCTCCAGGAAATGAAATTGCCCCATCCAAAGAATGGGGCAAAATAAAAACAGAACAGATAGATTCATCCCTTGGAGGGGACACGAGCATGATTATAACCACGTCGCACCGCTCTCCACCTTTCAGATCATTAACAGTAAAACCGCATTTCACCCCACGGCAGTTTCAACGATCAGGATCTGTTTTATTCTATATGGTCTCGATACTTGAAAGGTATCTTGCATATGTGTCTTTGAAAGAGAGCAACGGCTTGCTTTACAGGCAGCGGGCGGGGTAGATAATGCCCATTTGCCGATAAAGCCTAAAGTGTGGATCAATCATTTTCAGCGGGAGAATCCCCGCTGTCCTGTGCAAGCTGTGTTAGGCGTAGACGGACGGCTCTCTGCAATAATTCAAGCCCGTAATCTTCTAGCCAATCAGTCATGCTATCGTAACCATTGCCGCCGAAATATTCATCGGCTTTCATTTGCCTTGCGGCTTCGGCTAAATCTTCGCCACCAAGTAGCGGGAAATCCAGCGTAGTTCCATACTCGCCAGGCTCAAACTTTTCTTCTGGCACAAAATCAAATTCGGCGGCACTCTCTGGTGTATGCAAATGCAACGACACAATCAAACCAGTATCGCAATATTCACAACCGCGATAGATTTCAACCACCATGACATTGCCGCCAATCTCAACAATCTTATACGGGCGTGTCTCGCCACAACCACATTCACCCAT